CAAAAAGCTATTTCTGCTGTTGTATTAGGATCTACACCTGTAGGAAAAAGTTGGGTAAGAGAACTTGTACCAGTAGTAAATGTGCTAGAAAATCGTTTCCATTCAGAAGTTAAATTACCATTAAAAGGTATAGCTGCCGAACCATACAAAGATCCAATTATTCTTCCAGTTGTAGGTGATGAACCAGATTCTAATTTTGCATAAATACTGTATGTATATGTTGTATTAGCTTTTAAAATTATTCCAGTAGTGCCATCTGCTTTGACTGGTCTTATGTTTATATTAGACCCACCTCCATCACTACCAAATACAGTTGCACTATATGTATTATCTGGAGCTAATGTTCGCCCAGCTATAAAACCATTAACAGCAACTTCCCAATAATGTAAATTTTGACTGTTTAGTAATAAGTTCCCAGTTTCAACACGCTCATGGGTGAATCGTGGTGCTGAGTTTATTGTGCCTGTAGTTTTAACATATTCACCAGCTTCAGAACCTTTTACTAACTGTACACCCCAAACAATTACTTTAGTTCCAACCTTTTTATGCCATGCAGAATACGTATAAGTAGTATTTGGCTCTACGGTTACAATTTGATAATTATAATTTATATCATCTGCTGTGCGATGTGTATAGACTCTCATGCTTGTTTGATTAGCTTCAGTCGTTACAGAAACACTATGCCTAACCCATTCTTCAGTAATAGTAAATGGATAATTAGCTGGATAACCTGAGATCCAACTAAGACTGGTTTGATTAAAAAATCCAAACCTTGTAGAATCATAAGCCCAACTGTCAGCATCCATATCTCCATTAGGATCAGCAACATTGTTATTGGTCCAGTTATTACCACCTTGATTAATAGGATGTTGATTAAAAAAAGCTTGACTAAATAAATATAAATTTGGATTAGATTCTTTAACCAACCCTTCACTATCTATATATGTACCACTACTTCCTCTCGTATGATCTACTAAATATTCTCCAGTTATCTTATCTCTTAAACTACTTGTGCTAGCAAAATCTAGGTCTAAGGACGGGCGAGATCCAGCCTTGTCATATAGAAGATCACCAAAACCTCTAGTTTGACTGACTGCACTCGCCCTTGAAGCAGTCGTTTTCATTAAATAAGCTCCGTGAGTTCTAAAGTTCCATTTACTGTGCCATCTCTGATGACGGCTATATTTGCTGATTCAGGAACAGCAAAGTCTAATCTTTCACCATTAGCAATGAAATTACTTGTATTACCATTAGCAGTTTGGGTTCCTGTACCAATGCTAAATCTAATGTCAGCTCCACTCGCTCTTATTGAGATACGGCGAACTGTTGTTGTCAGTGCAGTATTACTAGATGCAGAACCAGCAGTTAGTTGTCTAGCTGTAGAAGGTTCACCTAATATCTCTACCTGAGCGTCTTTGTATTTACTTGGGTATGCCATTGTTTGTTTGTTTTTTTTTTATTTATTAGTCGGGTGAATTATTTTTTACACATTAAAAGCTACTGCAACTAGATAAGCGTTTTGGATTAACCCATTACCTGAAGTATTCCTTCTCCATTGAATTTTGTATGTTCTAGTTCCAGAGTGACTACCAATATCAAGGACATGACCTTCGTATCTAGTTAAGGAAGTACCATTTTGACTAAATTCTCGATCACCACCTACGGGTGAATCATTACTACCTGTAAATTTCGCATAAACTCTTTGGTTGTTAGTACTACTATGCTTCATCTCCCAACTATAAAATACTATAACTCTTGTATTTGATGAAGTACTAACTGATAGTGTTAGTTTATCTGCATAAACACTGCTACTAGTTGACGATGAACCAGTACTGCTAGCTTCATAAATTTGTTTTACATTTCCAAGTCCCGATAACCCTGATCCATTACCAGAAAAGGAGTTAGCAGTACAAGTTCCACCAACTTCTAAATTATTTGATGTATGTACTTTATGACTTTCAAGGTATATTTCATCATTAGTATCACCTAAGCAACCAAGGTGTAATCTTGTATCACCGTTAGTTCCAGTATCAGAATAGTATCTTAAAAAGGCTTTATCATCATTACCACCAAGTGGATCACCATTAAAATATATACCTTTATTATCAGCGTTACCATCAGATAAAGTGAGATTATTAGTTATTGTTAGGTCTTGAGCAGTTGTTGTTCCAGTAGTTGTTGTTCCAGCATTTAAAGTTCCAGTTGTAGATATATTTTGATTACCAAAATTAGGAGTAATTTTTGATCCTGATATAGTAGAAAGTTTTACATCTGTCACCGCACCATCACGTATGTGGTTAGTTGTGACAGCTCTATCACTATCAGTTGAACTGCTAGATTTTAATTTATTAGCCGTTACATTATTGTCGGCTATCTTACCTTCAGTTACAGCAAGATTATTTATCTTACCTGTCGTAACATTTAAATTTTTGATCTTATCTGTTTCGACTGCATCCGTAGCTAAATCTATTGCTTGAATAGTTAAGTTTTTTATATTTGCACTATCAATTTGTATAGCTGAACTAGCATCACCTAACGCTAAAGCATTTATTGAATCTCTATTTTCTTGTGCTAAATAAATATTTTGTTGATTACAACTATTTAAATCAGCAGCTTTAATAGCTGATCCAACTTGGAAGTCATGTGTAGGAGATGTAGAAGTAGTTCCTCTAGATATCCTTATAGTTCCAGAACCTCTAGCAGTGCTAGATGTAAATTTTATATAGGGATTATTACCAGCATCAGCTGTCCAATTTTCAACAGTGTAATCAGTTGTTATTGTTTTAGTATTGCCACCAACCGTAACGGTTATATCATTTGCAGATAAAGAGGGAAAATTAAAGGAATATCCTAAAGGTTGTCCAGTGACATCTCCAGTTGTGGCTGTATGTATTTTGTATGAAAGTGTCATTTATCTGTACATGTTTAGTAATTCACTTTGTGCTGGTTCAAACTCTGTAGTTCTATTAAGAGTCTGAATCATGTTTATTTGCTTTTGTTTCTCTTCTTCTATTAATGCTTTTATTTGAGGATCTTTACTAATCTTTGCCCATGCTATTTTTTTAGCTTCATCAAATAAATTTTTAATTTTCTTGTTATGAAAATAAGAAAGCATAGGATCTTTTTCTCTTAAACCAGCATTAAGATCAGCATTCATTTCTCTTAAAGAATTAAGGATTTTAGGATTTTTAGCAAGTTTGTCTAACTTAGCTTCAATATTCTGATCTCCTATTGCTTTTTGATATGCAGATCTAATTACAGGTAAATCACTTAAATCTAATGATCCATCTGGGGCAGAGTATGTTGATGTTCTTAAGTCATATTTACTTTCAAACAATAGTTTCCTGCCAGGTCCCTGATCTAAGTTCACAGTAAAAGGCATGAACATATTAAACATACGAGTAGGGAAGTCCCAGTCTCTTATAGGTTTACCGTTAAGCATGTCATATTTAGTAGGCACACCACCATCAACAGCTAATCCTTCAGTAATTAAGTTTCTATTTCTAATAGCATCTTGCCAACCACTATTTAATTCCTTCATGTGTGGGTTAAATAGTTTACCTAATTCATTTCTTAAAGATGATAAAGGTACTTGGTTGTTGATAAGACTTGCAATAATCTTTTCCTGTGAGCCTTGTTGCTCAGGTGCAAATAATTCAACAAATTGCTGTATTCCTGCTAAATAAGATTTACTTGTTATACCTTGAGCTATAACTAACATCATTTTTTGGAACTGCTGTTCAGTCCATTGCTCACCCATTAATTGACTATGATCTCCAATATCAGCAATACTTGAGAGTATTAAATTAAATGGTTCAAAGGCATCATATCCAATTTGTACTCCACCAAGAGTAACTGTTCTAGGTTGCCAGCCACCATCTATCCACAACTGTCTCATCCTACGATTTGTAGGACCATTACCTTGTAGATTTCCACTTGTATAAGCTTGGATAGCTAGACCCATAACACCAGCACCTATAGCTAATCTGCCAGTTTGAAGTGCTTGAGCATTAGCTAATTCGTCTGCTGTTTCAATACCATATTTAAGTACACCTCTAAGATCATCTGGCTTAGCAAAAGCTATATCATTAAATTCTTTAACTAAGAAATTAAATCCCGGAGTATGTTTTGCTGTTAGTGCTAATCCGTTTACACCTGTTCTTGCAAACAAGAAGAATGGTTTAGCCCATGGAGCTGATTCAAAAACACTATTTAAACCTTTTGCAAATCCAGTAAGATCTGTTGTTAAAGTAGCTTCTTTCTTTGCATATAAAGTTGCAGCATCAGTGATGTTTCCATCTTGGTCCATAATTGTACTTAAGAACCTATTTTCTGCATTCTTCAACATATCTGGAGTTACTTGATAATCTAGACCAAACTGATCCATTGCTTCACGCATAGCTTTTTCTTTAGCTTTAGCTCTTGCCATGATGTAGCCAAACGCATCATCAGTAGCTGCCATGACTTTTGTTGAGTAAGTTAAGAACTTATTGTCATTCATAGCTCTTGCTGAATTAGCTATTTTAAAAGCAGCTTGATCTCCTAAAGTAGCTTCACCACTATTTTCAACCCAGTTACCTAAAACTTTCCAAGTTTCATCACGTTTAGTAGTTTCGTTAAATCTTGATTTAATTGTTGAAACATCTCCTGACCAGTAAGCATTAAGATTCCTTTTAAATAATTTAAAAGATTCTGGTATTGCTTCAAACATTGCATTCATAGATGCTAATGCAGCTCTACGAGTAGCAACATTACCTCTTAAAGTTGCGCCTAAATATGTAGCCATAGGACGCATAAAGGTAGCTGTACTTGTACCCATGATTGCTCTAGCAGATGTTTTAGGTCCACTAAGAACACTGTTAACCATTACTGCCTGTAGTTCTTTTACAAGTAATCCTGATTTAGTCTTACCGTCAAAACCACCAGCTTTAAGGGTTTTTCTAGCCCATTCACTAAAGTCAGTGAGGTTGTGTATATCATCAGACATAGAAACAACTTCGTGAATAGCACGGAATAAACTGTCATCCGCATCATCACCAGCTATTTTCATAGCTAGACCCATTGCATCTTTTACTTCAACTACGTAATCATTAACTTCACGCTTTATCTGTCTTGCACCTAGTCCTCTAAATTCATCTGAAAGAGTCATTTTTTGCAGTTTAATTTGTGTTAAACCAGCAATGATTTTTTCATACATAGCTTTAGCTGGACCATCAACATCAGCTACATCAGCAATATCAAATAGCTCTCTACCAGCTATACCCATATCTCTTATTTCTCTCATAAGAGAACCAACTATTAGGTCAGCTGCTACAACATTTTTAGCTTGCCAAACTTCTTTACCTCCTATTCGGTTCATATCAAGATTAAACTCTTGCCAAAACTCTTCAGTAGATACATCAGAAGTATTTCTACCTTCAATTATTTCTCTAGCTTTATTAGCTGCATAGTTATATTTTTCTGCAAGAGTTGTACCTTCTTTTTTAGCAAGTTTAATTTCAGCTTGGATTCTTGCATCAGACATAAAGTCTTCAAGAACTCTAGCTACTTCTTTCTCTGCCATCTCTGCACTCATTGCAGTTCTTTCTAGCTGAACTGGTGTATGTAAAGAATCAGTAGAACCATGCTCGGAACCCCAATCAGTTTCTATTCTTCTTCTTTGCATTGCTACGTCATAAGCTTTACCAGTAGATGTAGGAGCTGCTTGCCATGAGTCTGCTAGTGGTTTGTTTTTATAACCACCAAACTTTCCTCTTTTAGATACGGCTTGTAATTGCGCTTTCTCTGCTATTTGTGCATTGACATTCTGTTCTCTGGCTACAGCTCTTTGTACAGAATCTTGTACACCATCTTCTACTATCTCTTCTCCAGCTTTACCTTTTCTAATCTTTCTAACACCCTTACCTAAAACGATACTTAAACCATCAAATACCGCACCAATACCCATACCTTCTACAACATTTTTAAATGTTTTCATAGCAGGGTGGTCTTCTTCTTTTGTAGATAAAGGTGTATCTATAAAGTTAAAACGATCTCGTAGTATCGCTAACCCATTATCTTCTTGTGAATATTTTGAAACGACATCAGATGCAGCTCCAATAAGCGCACCTTTTCCTACTGAACCTAGACCAGCAGTAAGGGCAGCTATACCAGTTGCCTTAGCAACAGGAATAATAGCAGCAGCCATAGTACCAAAATGGACAAGTCCACGGATAGCACTTCCCCACCAAGTCTTAGTTTCTATTGGGTTTGAATCATCTACAAACCAGTCGTCCCATTCAGCTCCATAACCTTCTTCAGTAGCTTGTTCTTCTACCATTTCTCCGCTGAACATATCAACGGCTCTTTCAGGTAAGGTTACAGCAGAAGAAAGTGTATCTTGTACACCTCCTGTTACAGCTGATCCAAACTCTTTAACTACTCCTCGAAGACCGCCTCCACCTTCTTTGTTTCTAGGATCTTCTTTACCAGCTAAAGTTTGTTCTTCTTGTTTTTGTAATTCAACAGCTTGTTGCTCCCTTAGAAGTCGCTGTTGTTCTTGTTCTTCTATGTATTGACTGGTCTCAGCAGCAGCATCAAGTGCATCTTGGACATCAATACTATTAGGATCGAATCCTGAGTACATTTGATTACCTTAGTAATTTAAAATTTTCTTCTAACTAAATCTTTATCTAAATATTCTTCTATGTTTCCTGTATATGGTTGCTTGTTAGTAAAGAAGACTCCTCTTTGTTGCCACTGTTCACCATCAAAAACTACGTAAGTTCCATTCTCAAGAGTTTGCCAATCACCAGTTTCTGGTTTCATCTCACCAAGTTGAGGAGTTACATAACCAGCATCTTTAAGTTTTTGGTCAAGTGTTTCTTCTAATAAAAACTCAACATCGTCATAAGTTATCTCACCATCTTTCTGATATTCCTCAAGTAAAGCACGAGCTACTCGACCATGTGTTGGGTGATGCTTTAACAGCTGTTGTACATTAGGGTCTAATTTTTCAACTTCTTTAGTAACAGGATCTTTCTCAACTTTATTTCCAGCAGCTTCCATTTGAGCATACATTAAATCATGTGGTGACATTGTTTTGTATTGACTTGCAATGTCTTCATATAATTTTGGAACTACAGTTGGATTTGCTATTGCTTGTTCTAATGCTTTTTCAGTTCCAGGAATTACAGCAGTATTAATAATATTTTTATTTGCAGCAATAGATTTATGAGCCATTTCTATATTTAATGCATATTCATTATTCGGATTAGAAGACGCTCTTTTGTCATAAAGTTGATTGCTCATTTCTGTCTCAATTGTTTCAAGAGCTTTTAAATGAGCTTGATCTGGAGTGTTGTTAGGAATATGTTCTGCATATAGTTGCTTGTATCTACGTTCAGCATTTTGCTTTACTGCTACCCATTTAGGACTTTTAACTTTAGATCCATCTTCTACTTCAAGATATTTATCTACAGTAGCTTTAATACTTTCAGTAGCTTCAGTCTGTAAATTTTTAGGAATAGCCCAAGTGTTACTTGATTGAACTTGAGATCTCCAATATCTAAGTTTATCTGGATCTCGTAAACCAATTAAGTCTTCCTCATATATTGGTATTTTTTCTGCAAACTTATAATTTAAATCATCGACTACATCTTCTTCATTCTGGTCTTCTACAGACAAAGCTGTTTTATATGATTCAGGTATTGGATAAACACTATTAGCTCTCCATTCTTTTATTTTTTCTTTAATTTCAGCTTCAGTAAATCTTCTACCTTCATTCTTTAATAACTCTGCTTCTTCACGTTTAAAAGCTATATCAGCTGATTTCCTATCTGTTTCTACTTTTTGTTCATGCTGTTGTACAAGTTGTTTTTTAAAGTTTTCAACTTGTTTTAAAATATCATCTACTTCTTGCTCCTTCATTATTTGTTTTAGTGGAGTGAGCTTACCAGTAGTTTTACTTTTAGTTAATTCATCCATTAACATTTCTGTTTTCTCAGGAGGAATATCTCCATCTTGATTACCTTGTAAGAAATGTTGTAGTACAAATACAGTCGCACCTTTTAAATCATCTTTAAAAGCACCTCTATTTTCTTCTTTAAATTGAGATATTTCGGCTAAAAAAGTTTCTGAACTACTTCTTGATATCTGTGTCAATCTGCCACTCATCCTGTCAAAACGCTCTTTAGTTATCTTTTCTTGTATCTGTTGTTTACCTTGATTAGTTATGTTTGCAAAAAAAGTGTTTTCTTTATCTTGTACAAATTTTCTGTAAAGTCTGTCAGGAATATTATCTTTACGTACTCCTGTTAACCTTAGTTTAAATTCTTCAAGAACTTTTCGTTTAGCTTGTAGTGTCGGCGCGGCATTAAATTTTTTATCAAATCCACCACTTGTCCACCATGTTGGAATTTTATCTAAATATGCTATTGAAAAATCTCTTGTGTTAATAACTTGATTACCTACTCCAAACTTTTGTTGTTCGGCAGTTTCAACGTCACCATCTTCTAAAGCTATTCTTTCAACTTTAGTTTCAAACTGATAAGCTTCAGTCCCTGTTTGAAAAGCGTCATCTGTTTCTTGCTGATACTCTTCTTCAGCTTTTGTTAAAGCACCTGATGATGCGCCTTCGGATTCTGCTTTCAACCATTTTTTAGCTTGAACTTGATTAATAGTTTTAGCAGCTGTAGTAGAGAAATCAATTAGCTTTTCAAATACCTGTAGTGGAACAGCAGCATTTTGTTCTCTACGTCTATCATTGTCCCGCTCCATTGCTTCTTGCCTAGCAAGACTTGCATTTAAGGACCTAAATGAATTGTCTAATATTGAAGCGTAGTCGGGTGCTGGTATAAAACTGTTTGTCATAATACATCAAATCCCATAGGTCCAAGACCTGTAATTACTTTTGTACCAATAGATAATGCATCCATAAACATAGCTGCACCTACACTCTGCATAACAGGTTGTGGTGGTTCAACATCTGGTATAGGTTGGAAAGCAACTCCTGCGTACTGTTGATCTCTTCTGCCAATCAACGCACCAACCGCTTTACTAGCTTCTCTATCAGCTTCTCTATCAGTTAATAATATTTTCCTAGTAATTTTAGTAACATCTCGACCATAACTAGCAGCATCTAAAACACCTTGTCTTGCGACAGACCTTCCTGTTCTACCACTAGCTAGAAGTTGACTATACTTACTATCTTTTAAAAGATTGGCATATAAACCTTCATATTTTAATTCAGCTTCTTGCCTAATCTCATTCTTTTTTCTTTGTGCATCAGCATATTGATTTCCGATAGCAACTTGTGTGTTATCTAAATCTTGTTCATACTGATTTATCTTTGCATTATAAACAGCAAGTGATTGCATCCAATTGGACTCACGTTGGTTTATAGCTGCTTGATATTGTCTTTTAGCGTTAGCATTAGCTGCTCTCGCTTGTGCTCCTAAACACACGGCAAAACTCCATAAAGGATAAATTATTAGGTCCGTGTTTTAATTCCCTTAAAAATTTGAACCCTAGGAATCTGAGTAGTTTTATATGAACTTTGTTTCGTTTATCAACGATGTTCCAAAGCAACTTCTCTTGTCTACTTTCCACATATCTTTTTGCTTCTCTAGCAAAAGTTAGTGGGTACTTATGAATAGCGGGTGTACATAGCATCCAGATTCTGCCATCTTCCTGTACTCCTGCTACTCCTGCTAAATCACCGTTGGGAACTGTGAAGTAAACACTGTCGCCATAAGCAGCGCATTTGGGTAATACTTCAACAGGATCATGTCCATGACCCTCTTCAACTTCTCTACGGTCATCTGGTAAAAGATTAGAAGCTACAGTTAATGCAGCTTCCATCGTTACTGGGTGAATATATTTAGACACGTTTATAAAATGCGTTTGAATAGTCTCCTTCCCATGCCAATGAATACAGTGTGGCTGGTGTAGGTTTACTTGATTTAAGTATTAATGTGTAGTTTTTATTTCTCTCATATATAGGTACAGTTACTTCTTGTTCTGTATCTATTGCTAACTTGTTGGCATTGTACTGATCGGCAAAAGTTGATTCATGTGTTTCATCATAATCAGTTTTACCAACTCTTTTGACTTTAGTGTCATATGCACCTAGTGGACCAAAGTTTAGTTTTACTCTATGTATAACTAAGTTACTTTGTACATCAGATATAAACTTATCTCCTGATTGTTGGGTTACATAGAATTTAGGAAACTCAACTTCCATCTCATATAAATAACCGATAAGAAATGTTTGACCTGACCAGTTACCAGTAATTTCTAAATTAGATCCATTAACTGTAATAGGCGTATAACTTCCTAAATCATTCCCTGCATCAATGTCATAAGCTACTAACTGATTAGTACCATCAAATCCATTTGGTTTTGGAAATGTGGTTTTATTATTTGATGAATTATAAGTATTACCAGCTGTGGTAACAGAAGTAATGTTATCTAAATAAACTCTATAAACTTTATTGTCATTAGTTATGGTTTCTGTAGATTCGCCACTTAGTTTTAAGTTAAATTTCTGCATTACATCAGTAGTACCATTGCGTACAACTGCATAAACAGCATCATCTAACATACATATATGTTGTATATTTCCAGACAATTCCCATGTAATCCAAGACTGCATGATACGTTTTTCACCAGCAGTAAAATATCTAAATCCATATAGACTTGTACCTCCTTTTTCAGCAAATACAATAAATGAGTTTTCTCTACTATTAGCAACAAGGTTTATATTTTTTGGAAATAATTTACTTATAACTTTACTTTGTTCAAGTATTACTGGTTCACCTTCACGAAGCACACTAGCCATTTCAAACATTCTGGTGAACTTACCAGCGTTATCTAGAAAAGCTATTGTTGTACCAAGTGATATAGGACTTGTTTTAAAATTAAAATTATAAGTAGCTAAAGCATTGATTTTGGCAGTAAGAGGACTTAAGACATCACTATCAGTAGTCAACATAAACTGTTGATTCTTAGTAAATAAAACTAATCCTGTATTAACTTGAATGCCATCATATACAATTGCTGGATATTCTGAACTACAAGATAAATCAATTGGATCTTCAGCTGATGCAGCTATTGCAGACTTCGGCCAGAAATTAAAAAAGTCTCCCGGTCTAGACATGATTACATTTTCATCACTTAGAAATACCAATCGGTTTCTAAAGAAAATCATCTTGTTTATTGTTCTATTTACAGTAACAGTGTCTTCATCTTGTCCAGCAACAGTAGATATAAAACTTGGTTTAGGCGCAGTAAATGGATCTCCTACTTCACAATTGTCATAATCAATTTGACTTAATGTGAATTGTGTAGCACTTGTTCTAACCAATTGAATTGGCATAGTGCTTTTGTCAAATTCAATTTTTCTTTCTGGTTTATTACATTCTTCCCATACGCCTTCTCCACTTAAACCATTATTAGCTAAAAATTTTACATAGTAATCATCTTCATCATTAGCACTATTTCGTATTTTAACTATATAGTTATGTTTACATTGCTTAGGTAAATCAGCTACATCTTGAACAGCAGTTGTAAGTACAGTAAGTAATTCACTTACAGGTGTATTTACGTTAAATTTAGAAGCTGAAAAAAATTGCCAATTATTTGTTGTTCCAGAAAGATGAGAAGGAGCTGTCCCACCACTGCTTATAGATCCTGTTGCTTTATAAATAGCAATCCCACCATTACTAGCAGTACTACTTACAAAATCATTTGTAGAATAACTTGAGGTGCTTAACCATGCGTCAGGTCTTGTAATATAAATTCCATTACCAATCTGCTCTGTTACAAACCCATTACCACTTACAGCGTCAGCAGATCCTGTAATTCCTTCCCTTAATTTACCGAGAATCATATCACCTGTAACTGCTGATTCACCATCAAAGGGTGTTGGTGTTGGACGTACTAAAGCTAAATTGGCTGCAACTTGAGAAGTAGATGATTCTTCTACATTAACAATATATTCAGTAGCTGAATGGCAGTTTGTCATTCTTACAAGTATCTTGTCACCAGCTTTCCAACCTATACCACCATGTAATAAATCTATTTTTACGGTATATCGGCAATCATACTCAGGTTCTGCACCACCATTAGTTGTAGGTTGTCCAGTAGTTGTAATTCTAAAAATTAAATCTCTACCACGATTTGTAAAAACACCACTTGATATAGTACTTCCTGTATAAGCTACTCGCGTTATAGCATTAGTAGCATTAGAACTGACAGAAAACAATTGTGTTCCTACACTGTTGCACGTACCATCTACATCTAAATCATAAGTTGTTGATGTCCCATCATTGTTAGTAGCATTATTTGGATCAGGTGAATTACTTATGTGATAAGTAACATTTAATCTAGTTGCAGTAGTAACTTCTACTAAAGCATTAGTAGCTGTACTATTAAACAAATCCAAACCATACTGACTAGCATATTTAATTTGTTTTAATTCAACAAATGCTTGATGAGGTTGGGCTGGTTCAACAGTAGAAGCCATTGCAGTATGCTCAGTTCTGTTGTTTATAAAGGTATTGTCGTTAAGAGTTAGTGTCTGTATATCATCGTCATTAGTATGTGTTAAATAACTTGATAGCTGTGATGCAACACTTGAATCAGGAACAACATTTACAGGTTCTCCAGCTGGATAAGTTACACCTCCAACAGTAAAAGTAGAGCATCTCCACATGTTTACATCACCAGACCTACTGATCTGACCTATGTACTGTTCATTTTCATCTCGGTAATAACTAAACCATTTACCATCTGTTTGTGAATTTAAACTTGCAGTTGAATTATGTGATAATGATCCAACTAATTGACTACCCGGACGCTTTTGTAATCCATGAGTTACGTCAGGAAATACATTTTTTGCTGAAACAACTTGACCGGGAATTTTTAATTCGTCAGGCTGTTGAGAAATACCACCATTAACCGAATTTATTTTTTGTGTGATACTTGTCATTAGCGTTGTAGTGCTTTGTAAGGTTGATATGCTCTATAAGATTGATTATGTCCAAGTCCAAAGTAAGAGTGATCTCCCTGATTACATTCATATTCCATACAACCAGCTCTGTTCATAGCTTCTTGTTGTTGTAATAGTTGTGCAAGTTGTGGGTTATTAACTAGCTGTGTAGCTGCTCTTACTGATGCTCTAGATATAATGTATCTTCTAAATACTTGAGGTAGTTCTAAGAAAGGGTATAGATAAACGATGTCTAGATATACATCACTATCAAATTCAAAACCTTTATCTAGTCCTTCAGCTGCTTCTTTAACTTTGTCAAATAAATAAGCAACATTATTTTTATATTTAATAATCGTATCTTGTATTCTATATACCTGACCATCAGATATATCGTATCTCAATACATTGTTTCCTACAGGTACGTATTTAAGAGGTGCACCTGTATTAGGAGTTTTTTTTATATTTATTTCTGTATTAAATACCCAGCCTTCATTCTGTACATCTTTGTTTACTTCAGTAAGAATGTTATAGATAAATTTTACTTCTGGGTTTGTAAAGTTTAAGGCAGTACCTGTTTGTTCACTTTGACCGATAGCTCCCAGTATTGAGTTCACTGCGGATAGTTCTGTATCGGTGTCAATTGTTGTGGGAGTTGTCATAGATAAAAAAAAAGGGAGCCGAAGCTCCCGTATAAATGTATAAGTATTTGCTTAGAAAGCAGAACCAGCAGTACCTGTATGTAGTTCAACAGCACATGCAGGATTTAAATAATCTGCACCCATTGCTAAACGTCCAAGGATAATGTCACCTTGGTACATTACGGATACATCTCCGTTTGTTACCTGAACTTGAGGTCCGATAGCTTCTACAACACCAGCTGCTTCTTTTTGGAAAACAAGACCACATGATGTAGAGAAAGCGTTAGCACCAGTACCAGATCCAGATCCATTACCGTAGTCGTTATTAACTCCGTTTACTGAATCATCTTGGTTGTCCATAGCAGCACCAACAAAGCTTCCACCTCTATATGCGCCAGCTTCAGAAGCTGATCCAGTACCAAACTTACCTTGAAAAGGTATGTTCATAGATTTGTAAAGCTTAATGCCAGCTACTTCTACAATGCCTTGTCCAGACTGTAGAGCACTACCTTGAACATCTCTGTTAATTAAACCTGAAACAGCACCAGCACTTTGTAGAAGTGCATAGTATTGTCTTGGAGAAATCACAGCGACTCTTCCAGAAGCACTTACTCCTTTTTCGTCAAGCATTGCAGCAGCACCATAAAATGCGTCAATTAATTTACCAGCATCTAATGCGTCTGCTGTGTTAGCACCAACTTGAACTTGTCCACCACCTGGTTCCTTTCTAGAAGAAACTGTGATTGGTGAAGCTTGGCGAGCACCTCTTGTGATAGCACGGAAGATATTTCTGTCGTATCTTTCTGCTAATGCGTATCCAATCTTCTTGGATATTTCACCACGTAATTCATAGTGTGCAAGTGTCTCGTCTAATTCATACACGAATGCAGAGCTGATTAATAGGTCATCCATTTGGATAGTTTTTTCAGCTACTGGGAGTGCGTTCTCTTGACCTAGGATTGGTGTTCCTGGAGTATGATAGTCCGCGCTCATGCGTCCTGTGTAAACGAACTGCAATGATTTGCCGTTCTTTAAGGTTCTCTTCATAACAAGATCTCTTGCGATAGTGTTATGTTGAAATCCTTTAAACAGCTCTCCACTAAACAGCTTCAGGTACAAATCATACTTGGTATCGTATGCAGTAGTTAAAGCTAGAGGTGTGGAGGCTGCACTATTAGCTCTACCTAAAGCGGTAGTTAAAGCGTTAGCCATTTTTCTCTAAAATTTAAAAGGTATATTTACTTGTCTTGTCGCGCGAAAAGTTGTGAGTCTTAATTGGACTCATTAATATTTGTGGTCTATCCCACCGTCATGACGGCTGATTGGTATCCTCCTTGGAGGGCAAAAAGCCAAATTGAGTAGGGAGGACTTGCACCTCCCAGATTGCTTAACCAATTACTCTTGTGTAAGCAACGCCACGATATACGAAAGTAACTTTCATGTGTCATCTCCATATACCAAAGCCCCGTTCCATGCTTTGGAGTCATGCGTCCCGTGAGGGATGAACGGACGTAGCATTAGTAAGAGGGCTCTCCCTCTGGTTCCTTATATTGAGGAACTTCTTCTCGTCTATATTCCTCTAGTAATTTATCTACCTGTTTCTGTAGTTTTAGAATTTCTGGATCTTGTGTTTTCATACTGTTCCAATGGCGGATAACGCCAGAGCATATAAATAAGTTAGTGATTAAAGTTAAATATAAACAAAAATTTTTCAACCAATTTGTGGGGCTGTTAGTGCAACTGATGTTGACTCAGCAGAAGCCAAGTCAAGTGGGAAGTTGTGAGCATTACGCTCGTGCATAACTTCAAATCCGAGGTTGGCTCTGTTTAATACATCAGCCCATGTTGGAATAATCTTTCCGTTGACATCAACTACTGACTGGTTAAAGTTAAAACCGTTAAGGTTGAAAGCCATAGTGCAGATTCCCATGGAGGTAAGCCATATGCCAACCACTGGGAAAGTACCAAGAAAGAAATGTAGAGCACGAGAATTATTGAAAGAAGCATATTGAAATATGAGTCGTCCGAAGTATCCGTGTGCAGCAACTATGTTATAAGTCTCGCCTTCCTGACCAAACTTATAGCCGTAGTTCTGTGATTCAGTTTCCGTGGTCTCCCGAATGATTGAGGAAGTAACAAGGCTTCCGTGCATAGCAGCAAACAAAGCACCGCCAAAAACACCCGCAACTCCGAACATATGAAAGGGGTGCATAAGGATGTTGTGTTCCGCTTGGAAGACAAACATAAAGTTGAATGTTCCACTTATTCCTAAAGGCATACCATCAGAGAATGAACCCTGACCAAATGGATAAACTAGAAATACAGCTAAAGCTGCTGATACTGGTGCTGTGTAAGCAACAAATATCCAAGGTCTCATACCTAGTCTGTATGAAAGTTCCCATTGTCTTCCTGCATATGCAAGTACTCCTATTAAAAAGTGAAAGACTATGAGTTGATATGGTCCGCCGTTATATAGCCACTCGTCCAGTGTGCCAGCTTCCCAGATTGGGTAAAAAT